GAAGTTATCTGCAATCAGAAGATTAGAAAATCTATGCCAACGACTGACGCATGGGCGATCATACAAGAAGCCTCTGGGAAGTAGGCTATGCCTTACAACTGCCCACAGTTCAAACCGCCTAGAATGAAGCCCAGACGCCCAAAGGGTCAAGGCAAGCACTACAGGACGGCGCAGTGGCAGGCCATTAGGAAGCAGATCATCATTAGGGACAATGCTACCTGCAACATGTGTGGGAAGGTGTGTGTTGGTAAAGATCTACAGGTTGATCATAAGGTGGCTAGGGCCAACGGTGGAACAGATGAATATGACAACCTCTGGATTCTTTGCCAGCGATGCCACGCCCAGAAGGGCCGTAAAGAAGGGTTGGGTTTCTGATGGCCAGTCAAAAGTGGGCTGTGAAATTCAATGAAAAGGAATTTAACAATCAGCTAAAGAACCTAGCTAAGCGGTATGGTGCCTGTGACATGCGGACACAGAAAAAAGTGATGAAGCGGGCCTTCTCACAGTTCGTCAGGCAGAACAAGCTGACTGCTGCCTTTAAGGCCAGGGTGCCGTTGGGTGATGATACCACCACATGGGAAGGCAGTAAGTACCAGCCCGGCATGTTAAAGAAGTCAGTAGGCACAAAGGTCTATTTCTCAAAGAACAGCAGAGGCGGCATTAAGCCGCGTCAGTGGGTTGCTAAGGTTGGCCTGATGCGGTCAAAGAAGAAACGCGGCTATTATGGCATGATGGTTGATGAAGGCACAGTGGAAAGGTTTGTCGGTGCTGGACGTAACAGACGAAAAGGGAAGGCCACAGCAGAAGCCAAGTCAGCCTACAAGGCTGGTAAGCTGCGGAGCGTTGGCAGCGTGGCACCGCGTCCGTTTGCCAAGCAAGCAGAGAGTGCGACGCTAGGTGCTGGCAGAGGTAGCTTCCTGAAGTACATGAAGGATGCACTGGATTGGGTTGTGGACAAGAATGTGCCGGCAAAGCCAAAGAAGAAGCGGGGTTGACTGATATCTGCCAAGGTGGCAGACTGCACCGCAGGGGGTGGTTAAGCCTAAAAAACAGCACTAAACGTAAATCGCCCGACTAGCGTTTTAAAATAATTTCTAGAATTTTTTAAAGAGGGTTGACCGTTTTCTGTCATAATTTGATATAAACCAATCAGCAATCATGCACGAAAGGTTTCAAAATGGGACGCCGACGCAAACCGACGCAGTTAAAAGTTCTCCGATCCGATCCAAAACTGAAATACGAAAAGCGGACGGAAGCAATTCCCGTCGCCGATAATCTAGCGGCACCCGCACACCTAGCAGGCGTGGCCCTAGAGAAATGGAACGAACTACGCCCGATTCTAGAACCCGTTGGCCTGCTGACCGAAGCTGACAAGGACCAACTGGCCCAGTATTGCATTAACTGGGAACTGTATCTGGTGTGTATTGACCAGATACGGAAGGGCGGAATGGTGAATGAATACGAAGGTAAGGCTGGAATGAACTACAAACAGTCCGACCCCTACGTTGTAAACATGTACAAACTACACGCCGCCATGATGAAAACGGCCACACAGTTTGGACTAACCCCGTCGGCTAGGGCTTCCATTGACGTTGGCAAGTCCACAGAAGCCGACCCACTCAAAGAATTCCTAGGGTAAAACATGGCAAAATCAGGAGGGAAGAAGATACCCGGCAGCGACCGCCCTGAATATGTGCCGGGCTATCAGTGGCAACCGCAACGCGGTCAGCGGGTCTGTAAGTTCATAGAAACAATCTGCCACCATGCACGCGGCCAATGGGCGGGCCAACCTTTCATACTGCTACCTTGGCAACGTGAATTTATTGAGACGGTGTACGGATGGGTGGATGAACATGGACACCGCCGCTTCCGCCAGGCGGCGTTATTCGTTCCAAAGAAAAACGGTAAGTCCAGTTTGTCCGCCTGTCTGGCACTGGCCGGGCTTCTGATTGATGGGGAACCGATGGCGGAAGCTGTGTCATGTGCCGCCGATAGGGCACAGGCTTCCATCGTATTCAGAGAAGCGGCAGCCATTGTAAGAGCATCGCCCCATCTGAAGGGTGTGCTGGATGTGATAGATAGCCGCAATACGATCCTGCACAGAAAGAGTATGTCAAGATACTACACCCTAAGCGGTGAGCATCACAGGCAGGAAGGTATCAATGCGTCGATGGTTATCTTCGATGAGACGCACGCCCAGAAAGATGACCGCCTTTGGAATGCCGTTAGGTACGCAACCGCATCCAGATCAAATCCACTTCTACTCAGTATCTCAACAGCAGGTGCAGCCAGGACGCCCGGCCTACCCTGGTGGGATCTGTGGCAATACTGTGAACGGGTAGAGGCAGAGCCAAGTCTTGACCCGTCTTTCTATGGCAAGATATACGCCGCCCCTGATGTGGAAGATGAAGAGGAATACTTCACCAACAAAAAACACTGGTATAACGCCAACCCGTCTTTGGGCCACACTATCAGCATTGAATCATTTGAAGGTGACGCCAAAGAAGCACAGAACACCCGCACCCGCCGCAACGCATGGTTGCGTTATCGGCTCAACCGTCCTGTGGCTATTGATGGCAGATTCATCACGCCGGAGGCGTGGAACGTAGGCAACAGAGAATGGTCCGCACCGCTGGAAGGACGGAAGTGCTGGTGTGCTTTGGACCTTGCCAGCACTAGGGACTTGACGTGCTTCCTGTCATTGTTCCCATCTGAAGACGGTGAAACCTACGATGTAGATTGTAAGTTCTTTATTCCAAAGGACTGTCTTTTAGATCGGGTTAGTCGCGATCACGTACCGTATGATAGGTGGATGGCTGACGGATTCATTGAGGCCACGCCCGGCAATATCACAGACTTTGAAGCTGTAGAAAACTACATAAAAGCCTACGGGGAAAAGCATGATATCCAGCAGGTAGCCATTGACCGCTGGCAGGGTGCCAGCACCATTACCAGACTTGTAGGGAATGGGCTTGATTGCTTAGGCTTCGGTCAAGGTTTCGCTAGCATGAGCGGAGCAACAAAACTGGTTGAATCATATATCGAAGCAGGAAAGCTAAACCATAAAGGCAACCCAGTTTTATCATGGAACGCCAGTAACTTAATCGTTGAAGAGGATGCAACAGGAAACGTCAAACCATCGAAAGCAAAGTCCTCTGAAAAGATTGACGGTCTGGTGTGCCTAATCATGGCAGCCGCTATTCAGTCCACTGCCGAAAAGCAACTAGAACAATCATGGGAAATATTTGAGATCTAATGGGACTATTAAACCTTTTTAGTAGCGGCACCAAAACAATAGACGCGTCTGCGGAACAGCGCAGCTTGTCTTTGTTTAACACTGACCCACTGCCGCCGATGCACTATTACGGCATCAGCGACGAAGCCATCGTCAAAAGCAGCGACAACGCCCTAGCGGTTGCAGCTTTTCATGCTTGTGTTAGGGCTATCAGTGACGCAGTATCTGGCTTGCCCTGGCACGTCTATAAACGGGACGAAGACGGCAACACACCATACAAAGCACACCCTTACGACTTCCTGTTGTCACAGCAGCCCAACGATTACCAAACTTCTTTTGAGTTTAGATCTACCCTACTGACAAACTGCTGCATCTGGGGGAATGCCTACGCCCTGAAGACAACAGGCCAGGACGGAATGGTAACGGCCATGACGCCGCTCCACCCGTTGTACGTTACACCTAGGGAGTTGGAATCAGGGGAAATCGTTTTTGATTACTACGCCGCAGACGGTACGCAGTCTGGACGGTTTACCAGTAGGCAAGTCATACATGTTCGTTACCTCAGTGACAACGGGTGGAAGGGACTCTGCCCGTTGAATCTGCTGGCACCCATCATAAAGCTGGCCCGCCTGATGGACATCGCCAGCCAACGGTTCTGGAATAATGACGCACGCCCGTCTGTGATTCTGGAAAGTTCGCAACCGATACCAGAGCCAGCCATGAAGACTCTGGCCAGATCATGGAACACCATGTTCAAGGGTCCACTCAACACAGGCAAAACCTGCGTCCTTCCGAACGGGATTACGGCTAGAGAGTTTGCCGCATCGTCTGCGGTTGATTCTGATCTGGTTGCGGTGCGTCAGTTCTTGGT